CTACAAGGTAAGCAAGACAACCGGCGAAAAAACCCCCGCGCTGGCCAAGACAGACGTGGAGTTTCAAGCGCTAGTCAACAGCGACAACGAGGATGTAGCCCTGCTCTGCGAAGCCCGGCTCCGGGTCAAGTCCACGCTAGAGCGCACACGGGCGCAACGGTTCATTGACATAGCAGGCCGTGGCCCTCTTCCCGTACCCCTCAATTATTACGGTGCCAACACAGGTCGTTGGGCCGCCGCCAAGCAGGGCATCAACCTGCAGAACCTTAAACGGGGCTCTTTCCTGCGCAAGTCCATCGAGGCTCCCCCCGGTCATGTGCTGGTGGTTGGCGACCTGTCCCAGATCGAGCCGCGCGTGCTGGCTTGGTACGCTGGCTACGACGACCTGCTTGCGGCGTTTCGTTCTGGCGAGGACGTTTATGCCACATTTGGCGCTACTATGTTTGGCATACCGGGGCTAAGTAAACACACACACCCAATTTTGCGACAAAGCAGCAAGTCTTGTTTACTCGGTGCAGGGTATGGAATCGGCTGGCCCAACATGGCTGCGCAGCTACTTGGCGGCTTCCTCGGCGCTCCTCCGCAGCGCTACGACATGGCGTTCTTCGACTCCATTGGCCTGCGCCCGCAGGACCTCGGCAAATTCATGCGCGGCACCTACAAAAAGCAGTCCAACAAGGACGTCGCGCTTGCCATCCCCCACACGTGCTCTGACGAGCAGATGATCGTCCACTGCTGCGTCACCAAGGCCATCATTGACCGCTACCGCAATACCGCCGAGCCGGTCACCAAGCTGTGGAGCACTTGCGACCTCATCCTTGCCAACACCCTGTTGGGCGACGGCGAGTCCTGCGAGTTTCGGGGCCTGCAGTTTGAGCGCAAGGGGGACACGGCGCGCATCTTCCTTCCCAACTCCATGGCCATCACGTACAAACAACTCCGTACAAACGAGGAGGGCGAGTACGTGTACGGGGACCCCAAGACGCGCACTTTGTACGGCTCAAAAATCGTGGAAAACGTTGTACAGGCGGTAGCCCGCATTGTCTGTTCTGATGCTATGCTTAGGGTGCAAAAGCGATACCGCATAGTGCACTGCGCCCACGACGAGCTGGTGTGCGTGGTGCCGGAGAAGGAGGCGGAGGAGGCGTACGGCTGGGTCATCCAACAAATGGTGACCACGCCGCGTTACCTGCCGGGCATACCCCTTGCAGCCGAAGGGGGCTTTGATGCGTCATACGGAGGAGCCAAATGAGTCAGCGGGTCGTTTGGGCGTACAGCAAGCTCAAGACCTACGAGCTGTGCCCTCGCAAGTACGAGGCGCAGTATGTCACCAAGAGCCTTCCTTACGTGGAGGGCGAGGAACAAAAATACGGGAACCGCTTTCATGAAGCTGCGCAAAAAGCGCTTAAAACGGATGGTGTGCTACCGGATGAGTTTGGATACGCGGCTGAAACGTTGGCTGCGGTACAACGAATCCGAGGTGACAGATACGCAGAGCTCAAGTTGGGAGCCGACATACACCTTTCGCCAACTGGATTTTTTGATGGGAATGTTTGGGTTAGAGGTGTTGTCGACTTCCTCATTGTTGACAGAGAGAAACGAGTGGCCTATATCGGTGATTGGAAAACCGGTAAAGACCGCTACCCAGACAAAGAGCAGCTCATACTCATGTCACTTCTGGTATTTTTGAAGTTTGAAGTCGATATCATCAAGGCCGCGCTTGTGTTTGTTGTCAAAGGCACCATGTTCACTGCAACGATAAAGCGCGAGGACAGCCTGCGGTACTGGCAGGACTACCGCGAGCGCGTGGCGCGGCTGCAGGGGGCGCACGACAGCAACGTGTTTAACCCCACGCAGAATTTCACGTGCAAAAAATGGTGTGGCGTTACCACGTGTGAGTTTTACGGGCGATGAGCGCCCAGAGGTACAGTTTCGGCTGGACGGACCCACGGGGTGTTTTTGGAACTGTCGACAACGACTATCGGTTTCCGTGGATGCACGCTTTCCACGCCGTTTTTATTGACAGCTTGATAAACGCAGGAGCGGACGATGACAAAATCAACCAAGGAAAAGCTCTCCTACATGAAGCAGTACGAATCCTCTCCGAAGGAGATAAAGAAGCGGGAGGAGCGTAACCTTGCACGCCAGCACGCCCTTAAGGAAGGCAAGGCTCACAAGGGCGATGGCACGGAAGTAGACCACATAAAGCCCCTGCGCAAGGGAGGCAAGAACGTGGCCGAGAACACGCGGGTCATCCCCGCAAGCGTCAACCGCGCATGGCGCAAAGGCAAAAAGGGGTACGACGAATGAGCTTCTGGAACAGCCCATCAAATTTATACGGCGGCATGCTTGGCGCGGGGGGGCAACAACCGCTGTCTAACTCAGGGTACCAAAACGCTGCGTGGCAAAACGGGCAGCTAGGGCTAGGTAACGTCAACAGCGCGTATCAAAATCAAAACGTAGGGACCGCTACCGCGTCGTACCCCGCGTCAATAAAAAGCCCGGGGTATGAAATGCCGTTGGACGAGTGCGCTGATCTGTGGGAGACGCACTTTGGCGACCGTTGGGTGCAAGAAAATTCTTTAGGCGAGTACAGGATCATAGCGACGCGGTTGTCAAGCAGGGGGTGGATGGAGCCGACCCTAGCGCAGGAAGGGTCGTTTCTGCGCTTGGTGCCAGAGAAGTACCGCCGCTAATGCGCATCGTAGAGAACAAGGTGCTGGTGCTGCGCACCCGCAAGCCGGAAAAGTACGCGATCATCCCGCGTTCAAAAGACCTTGGGGAGGTGGAGCATGGTGTTCACGAAGTGGCCGTCGCTTGGGGCTTGGATGAAGCACGCATCCTCAAAAATCTTGGCGTCAAAGACGTTCCCTCCCCCATCCTCAAAGACTACAACTGGCCCGGTCGATACACACCCTTTCAACACCAAAGAGACGTTGCCGCCTTCCTTACTCTTCACAGTCGTGCATTTAATTTTGGAGAGCCGGGAACAGGGAAAACACTTTCCGCACTTTGGGCTGCGGACTTCCTCATGTCTATCGGGCGCGTACGACGTGCGCTTATTGTATGTCCACTCTCAATCATGCACTCTGCATGGATGCGGGACTTGCATCACTCGGTCATACACAGAACTGCTGCAGTTGCTCACCACAGTAGCGCAGCAAAGCGACGAGAAATGGTTCATAAAGATTACGAGTTCCTCATCACTAACTACGATGGACTCGACATTATTAGAAACGATATCGTTGCGGATGGAACCTTTGACCTAGTGATAGCGGACGAATGCACCTACGTCAAAACCGTTGCGACCAAGCGGTGGAAAACACTCAAAAGCATCATCCAGCCCAACACCATGCTGTGGATGCTCACAGGCACCCCCGCTGCCCAAAGCCCGATAGACGCGTATGGGCTGGCCAAACTGGTCAACCCTACCGGCGTGCCCCAGTTTTTTGGCGGTTGGCGCGACAAGGTCATGATTAAGGCCACGGCTTTCAAGTGGGTGCCAACCAAGCACGCACAGGAGCTGGTCTACAAGGCCCTGCAGCCCGCTATACGCCACACCAAAGAAGAGTGCCTAGACCTGCCCCCCGTGCTTACCGAGACGCGGGAAGTGCCCCTGACGGCGCAACAGATCAAGTACTACCGCCTCATAAAGGAAAAAATGGTGTTTGACGCGGCGGGGGAGACGATAACCGCTGTCAACGCCGCCGCCAGCCTCAACAAGCTGCTCCAAATAAGCGCTGGCGCTGCCTATACCGATAACCACGAGGTGGTGCAGTTCGATTGCTCGCCGCGCCTTGCGGTGCTCAAAGAGGCCATCGAGGAGACGACCCGCAAAGTGATTGTGTTTGCGCCGTTCCGGCACAGCATAACTACGGTGATGGATTTTCTCAACGCGGAGGGCGTCAGTTGCGACTGTATCCACGGCGGCATCAACGTCTCGGCGCGGGCGGGCATAGTGGACGCTTTCCAGAACAAGGACGCCCCCCGGGTACTGGTCATACAGCCGCAAGCAGCCAGCCACGGCATAACGCTCACGGCGGCGGACACGGTGGTGTACTGGTCGCCAGTATCGTCGCTTGAGATATACCTGCAGGGCATCGCTCGCGCGGACCGGGTGGGGCAAAACAGCAAGAAAGTCACCGTCATACACCTTGAAGGTGCTCCGGTGGAGAAACGCATGTATGACATGCTGACCAAGCGGGTGGAGAACCACAACGCTCTGGTAGACATGTACAAGGAAGTTTTGAAGGACGATGTGTAAAAGACTTGACAGTACCGAAACGGGTCTGTAGAGTTGACCCCCCAAGCAGTTAAAACAGAGGGCGTTATGGCAGAAGATGACACTTACGTGCCGCTTGACAAGTGCGCGAAGGCGTACGTTACTATACGCGACCGGCTCAAGAAAATGCAGGACGACTTCGACGCCGAAGTCGAGGCGCTCAAGGCGCAGCAGGACAAAATCCGATTCTACATGATGGAGGAGATGAAGAAGCTGGGCAGCACGTCCCTCAAGACCAACGAGGGCACGATCATGATGTCCGTAAAGACCCGTTATTTTACGAATGACTGGGACGCTTTCAAGCAGTTTGTGCTTGACAACGAGGTGCCCGACCTGTACGAGCGGCGCATTGCGCAGAAGAACATGGCCGAGTGGCTCAAGAACAACCCCAAGAAGGTGCCCGCTGGCCTGAACAGCGAGGCGTCCTACGACGTCAGCGTGAGGAAGAACTCGTGACCCCAATCACTACTACGTACGTCAATGTCCTGAACACCGACCCCAAGACCAACTGGACGGTGACCGAGACGTGGGACCCCACCACGCTCACCCTGAGTTTCAAGTTCAACCCCAATTTTTGGGATACGCGGTACCAGAACACCATGCCCGTTCGTTTTGACGGGGATGACGTAACCCACCACGAGGCGACCATCCGCCGCCTGATGGCGCAACTGCAGTCCATTGCCGACACCGGCAAGTACACGGAGGAAATGTAATGAGCAACGTAGTCGCTTTTAATCCCGGGCAAGTCCCGGCGTTTGCCCGGGCCGGAGCCAATTCCGACCTGATGAAGTCCCTGTCTGGCGGCGGCGCTGCTGGCAAGCGCATCAGCATCAAGGGCGGGGTATTCCGCCTGTATGACGCAGGCAAGGAAATCGCCAAGATTGACGACCGTTACCTTGACGTCGTCGTTTGCTCCGCCGCTGCGCACATCAGCCGCACGTACTACATCGGCAAGTACAAGGAAGACGAGAGCTCCCCGCCCTCCTGCTGGTCGGTTGACGGTACGGTGCCTGACCCCGCAGTTGTGTCCCCGCAAGCCAGCGCCTGTGCCGACTGCCCGCAGAACATCAAGGGCTCCGGCGAGGGTGATACCCGTTCGTGCCGTTATAACCAGCGTCTGGCCGTGTTGCTGGCCAACGACATTTCCGGCAGCGTCATGCAGCTCCAGCTCCCCGCGCAGTCTATTTTTGGCAAGGGTGATGGCGACGCGCGGCCCCTGCAGGCGTACGCCCGTTTCCTCGCCACGCAGAAGATCAGCCCGG